TAAATCCGCGGCTTCAGTATTTTTATATACATCCTTTAAGACTTCCTTTATATTAACTTGTAAATTTTCAGATTCTATTTCACTTATTTTTATCTTAAAAACTTCCATCGTTATGGTGTCTTTATAATCCGTATAATACTGATGTATTTCCTTCAACACCCATTGGAAAGCCTCATTCCCTAAATATTTTGCATCTAATATGTCGTGAATTTGTTCTAAGAATAATTTATCAGTCATCAAACAAACTAAAAACTTAGTCTGAAAACTATATCCAAATGTTGAAATATTTTTTGCTTTACTCATTTATTATTCCAATAATGTTGTAACAACATAAACTCAGTTATCCAATTATCAAAATTAGGTATATGACTCCACAACTTATCTTCAACCATCAATCGTTGTAATTTATATTTAGTAAGATTTGGTTCATATTCCCTAACAGCATCTGTTATCTTCAACTTCACATGATTTGGTATATCAGGATCTTGTAACTGCATCAATATATAATTTCTCTTCACAACCAATTCATTTTCTTTAATTATATTGGAAATTCTAGTAGATTTGGAATTTGCACTATCTATCAACATCTTAACATCAAACTTCTCATTTTCACTCAATATTGGAAATTCCTTTATTATTGATTTTACACCAACACCACGTACACCAGATATTCTATCTGATTTATCCCCTTCCACAGTTCTACAAGTTAACATATTTTGTGGATAAACTCCAAACTCTTTTCTAACCAATTCCTCATTATATGTTATTTTCTTTGTAGGTGAATATAATTGAACTCTATCGGAAACCAATTGCAAAAAGTCTTTATCAGTTGACATAATAGTACACTTTGAATCTTTCAATGTGGTGTTAGTTAAATATGCAATAACATCATCAGCCTCTACACCATCTGCAGATATTACTGTTATTGGTAGGTGTTCTAAATACTCCAATAACCTAACTATTTGAATTCGTAAAGATTGAGCCTCATCCGTTGGTGTCATTGTCCAATCAACTCTACGATTTAGTCTAGAACTAACACCTCTACCCTGCTTATACTCTGGATATATTTTTCGGCGTTTTTTAGCCCCACCTTTACCATCAAATACAATTATGCAACGAGTTGGTTTAAATTGATTTATACCAAAACGAATAGACTTTAGAAAACCAACTATACCACCAACATGACTACCATCCTCATTCATAGATGGATTTACAGCGAAAGCTCTGATAAAAGTATTCAGACCATCTGATATGAATATGTGTTCATCTGGCTTTCTGCTTGTTGGTTTTGTTTCTACATCTGATTCGTATTGTTTATATAACTTAGAAAGCGACTTCTTACTCATCTACAAATTCATCTGAAGTAGAAACATCATCTATGCCAAGTTTAGCCGAATCATATTTCAATATTAATTTATCACAAATTAAATCATACACATATTTTTGTGTATCTTCATCAGCCATCAAAGCACCCCAATCTTTGGATTGAAACTTATGTTCCTTTCCATCTTGGTCTTCAAATGTGTACCAAGCACCAGCTTGTTTGATAAGTTTGTGGTCTTTCAATACAGTCAACCAACTACCAAAATCATCAATACCTTTATCGAAGTATAATTGGAAATCAGCACTTCTCAATGGTGGACCTAACCTATTCTTTATAATCTGAGCCCTTATCTTAATACCAACAGTATCTTTTTTAGTATCTTTAATTTGTCCAACATTCTTCAACCTAACACGAGTAGAAGCGTGGAATGGTAATGCCTTTCCACCACTTGTTGTCCAAGGGTCTCCAAACATTACACCAAGTTTTTGTCGAAGTTGATTTGTAAAAATCAAACATACTTTTTGTCGAGCAATCATCTGAGTTGTTTTTCTCATAGCCTTTGATAAGACAATTGCCTTTGAGGTAGCCCAACCATCTTTGTCGAAGTCAGCATCCATCTCCACCTTAGTGGAAGCAGCAGCCAAACTATCGACTAATATTGTAACTAACCTATCTTTGCTTGATTCTCTAATCTTTGTAACGATTGCTTCAATGGTATCAAATATTTCTTCAACAGTCTCTAAGTGTACATACAACATATTTTGTGTATCAACACCTATTGCTTGTAAAAATTCAGCTGAAACAGCAGACTCAGTATCTATATAGACAGCAAGTCCACCTTTCTTTTGAGTAGAAGCAAGAGCGTGAGCACCAATCAAAGATTTACCACTACCTTCTAACCCATTAAGTTCTGTAATCCTACCAGCAGCCAAACCACCATTGGGGCGATTTGATATTGCTAAATCCATCAATGTAGAACCTGTGGAAATCCAATCTGTCACATCAGTTGGTGTTTCACTAACACCATCTAAAAAATAAGCAACCTGATGTGTCTTTGATTGTTTATTTAACTCATTTGCTATAACTCCAGCCAAATCGTCACGATTTTCGTTTTTATTTGCCATAACTTTCCTTATAAGTTTGAGGTGGCGGATAAAAGGAGGAAAAAGTCCACCACCTCATTAATCCGATTTATCGGATATTAACTATTGAACAATTTATCGAAATCATCTTCCACTTTTGTGTTAGATGATTCTGTAGTTGAAACCATTTCCTTCGCAGGTACAGTCTCTTCTTTCTTTTCTTCAACAGCTGATGGATTTAGGAAATTCTGAAGATGATCCTTCAACTCATCATATGTTGGTTCAGTGAAAAGTTCTGCGTAGTTCGCTTGTTCTTCCAATAACTTTTTCTGCATTTTGGCATCATCAACCAATTCAGTCTGATTTGGTTTTACACGAATGGTAGTTTTACCATATTGATTACCAGCTTCTGCAGGGGTTTGTCGTTCTACAACGATATCACGACCTGTCATAGGATCTGAAATATCACCATAATCTGGATCGGCTATGATACCAAGAAGTTCTTGATATACGGTTTTACCGAATCCCCAAAACTTAACACCCTCAGATTCCTCTCCACGAACAATTACAGGTGCAAAAGTTCTCATCTTTGGTTCGATTCTCTTACCTTGAATCCATTCATCTTTGTCACCTGATGATTTTAGTTTATCAGCAAATTGCTGAACAGGATCTGGTCTACCAAAAGATTGTGGTGATAATACAGTTTTGTTTGGTACTAAACTGTAGTGAAAAAACAATTCAATAAATGGATTGTCTTTATTATGTGCATAAGGAACTATTCTAATTTGAGTTTTTCCTGGTTGCGGTTTCCAAATAAGCGAAGCAGTGCTGCTTGTATTTTGTAACTGGTTTAATCTGGACTTGATTGCATTTATATCCATTATTATTCTCCTAGTTATGTTTAAGGTTTATTATCTATTAATAAGTATCAATAGATTTATTTTATTGTTTATAATATACAAACTTTTCTAATGAAAAACAAGAGTTTTATATGTTTATTATTTTTAATATTCTCGTTGGTATAACTGATAACCCTTCTTTGTTAGTTATCAATATTTTATTACTATAGACATCCCATGGTATTTCCAGTTTAGGATCCAATATCCCATTATTTATATTTTTAATTATCTCATTCAATGCATTAATAGTATAAAGAGTATTGGTTAATTTTTTTCTATGTAATGATATGGTTTTACTAACCAATGCAAAATCTAATTGTTCATTACACTCTACATTATAAGTACATACCAATTCATGATTTTTTTCTTCATTTTGAAGAACATAAATTTTCTCATAAACTATGGTAAAATGTTTAGTTATATCAGCTATAGTCTGCTCTAAATTTCTTTTATTCGTAAAAGAACACAATAATTGAGTTTTCATATAAATCTCTTTATTTTTGAGCTTTTTTAATCCAATATTCTGCTGGATTATTATGTTTCATTCTACTTGAATATACATTACTCGGTGTTATTTTGCCTTTATTATTAACCATATAACCCTGGTCAGGATCCCAACCATGCCAAACCACACTATCTGTTCCATTTGAATGAACTCTTTTTACATAAGTTTTCTTATCTCTCTTGTAAGTTACATAATCAGAATTAGAATATGATTGTGTTTTCATTCCTCGTTCAGGATGATTGTAAACCATTGTAGCCACCCATTGATTAAAGTGATAGAATTCCATTCGTTTTTGTGCATTTTCCAAACCTTCACTACTTTTCATTTTTTCTTGATTCAATCTTTTTAACTGATTCTTAGCTGCATTTTTAGCTTTACCCATAACCTCTTCCAACACATCACTATCTCTAAATTGTGGATAGTATTCATAAAGAGTATTTAAGTTATCCTCATACATCTGTTTTAATTCATCATCACTTATTGGTTTTTGAGCTTCATCAGAATCAGGAAATAATCTATCATAATAGTCTGTTAAACCTTTCAATACATTTAAAGTACCTTTTCTCTTCTCGCCATTTACAGTAATCTCAACATCGTTGTCCTTATAGCTAGAGTTTTCATTTTTATTTGGCATCTGTGAAGCACCACCACCAGCAAACTTAACAGATGTCCCCTTTATGTATAAGACTCCATCATCGGCATGCCTACCATCTACAGATGTTACAGTTGATTTAATTTGATCACCACCCATTACAGATAACACATCGGATGTTTTAAAGTTTCCAGATGATGGTATGTAAGTTTCAATTCCCTTATTTAAAAGACTCATAGCTTCAAATGTCTCCGCCATATATGCAGTCATATTTACAAATTCATTCACACCATTAGGATTATTAATCTTTGTTGCTGCCATAATATCCAAACAAACTTGGTCGAATTCTTCTTGTAACTTTTGTCTAGCACCAGTAGTTGCCGCATTGTTCTTTTCTTCTTCCAATTGTTGAAGTTTTTTCAAACCACTTTTTACATTACTAGCGATTTCAATATTAAATTCATCGGTTAATTGGCTTTCAATTTTATCAAACATATCTATCATATTATTTGAAGCATTAACAATACATTCTGTTCTACCCTCATCAGTATGAGCTGAATTTATATCACAAAATTCAACCTCACCATCTGGTAAAGTTTCTAATTTTTTCTGTGCTAATGGATCGTTAGGATCAGCCTTAATCGTAAACTTTCTTTCACCTATGGTAACTTCTTTGGAAACAATCTTACCATCTTTCATATTCGTTTTTACTGTTCCGACTTTTCTTTTGGTATGAACTTCATTTGGAGCGACAGCAGTTCTACTTATTCCACCTGGTTTAGGTGGTACTTTAACTCCAGCCTTTTCAAACACATCAACAATATTTTTTTGCCCAACACTACCCTCATTTTTAGTTCCTGTGGCATACCTATATTTACTACCAAC